CCGCGCTCTGGTCAAAGTTGTGAAGATCGAAGAAGATCATGTCCGAATCATCTACAGGATCAGCCCGCGCCCTTTTGCTGATGGCCGCTCAGGCGGCCCGATTCCCCAACATTGTCCACGCCGTGTAGAGCGTGTTGGCCGGCGTCTTGCCTTCGCCGGGCGTCCAGAGCCCGCGTTCGGTGACCCGCTCGACCATCTCGCGGGTGCTCAGCGGCTGTTTGGCGTCAGCGAGGACCTGCGCGGCGGCGTCGATCAGGCTCAGACGCTTGCCACCGGTCGCCGCCGGTTCGCCCGTGTTGCGTTCGGCCTTCGCCTTGGCGTCCTTGGTCGCCTTGGCGAGCTTCTCCGCCTGTGTGGCGGTGTCCGCCATCGCCCGTTCGCTGGCGGTCATGCCGTCTTCGGAGGCGGCCCGCTCGTCGCGGAGGCGGGCGTTCTGCTGATCGGCGGTGTGCACCGCCTTCGCCTGCTCGGGGTCGGTCAGCCGCTTGCGCAGCCGCTGCGGGCTCTTGATGCGGATAGTCTTGCCGGTCTTCACGCTGGTACCGTCCCACCCCCGGAAGTTGCCGTCGGCCCCGGGATCATGCTCCTTGGTGATGCGCACCGGGACCAGGTTGCTCGCGACCTTCACGAGGTAGGTCGCTCCGATCTGAACGTCGCTCTTCTTCATCGCAATGCTCCTTCTGGAAACGGGGTGAGTGAAAACGAGCCGCACTTACGCATACAGCTCGTCGCAGATCCGGTTGAACTCGGCCTCGCCGATCAGGTCGACGAGGAAGGTGGTGAACCAGGCCACCTCGCGCTCGGCGTCGCGGCCGGCCTCGTTGACGCCGGCCGCCGGCTGGCACTTGGCGGCGATCAGCGCCACCGCCTGCGGCGAGAGCGTCTCGCGGAGGGCGACGGCGAGCATCTGTTCGGGTCGGGCTTCATCGCTGTGGCGGGTCATGGCGGTCTCCGTGGTAAGGGTGATGGCGGTCGCGGCTCAGCCGACGAAGCGCTGCAGCTCGCGGAGGTAGTCGTGGATCATGCTGTTGGTGCCGGCGCAGCCGTCGGTGCGGCGCTGGACCTCGGCGGCGACGCGGAACAGCTCCTCGTCGCCGACCCGGGCGGACAGCTGCCAGGTCTTCCGGGCCTGCTGGTCTTTTCCGGGGGCGGTTCCGGGGGCGGGGTCGTGGATGATGCTGTCGATGCGGAGAGTGGCGCTGCCGGGCTCGCGTTCGATCGCGAGGTGTCCGGCGTCGCCTTCCAGTTCGATTCGCGTGATCTGCATGGCTATCTCCTTGTCAATGCATGCGTTACATGCACATGAAGCCATGCGCCACCGGAATCATCAAGGCCGATCCGGCGGAATGGCGAAGTTTTTTCGAATCTCGTAAGTGCTTATGGAACAGACCCCATCGAAACCGTTGCAGCTGACCGCCCTGACGGTCGAGGACGCGGCGAAGATCCTCGCCTCGGCCTACGGCCGGCGTGTGACCGTCGAGCAGGTCCGCGCCGTGGTTGAGGCTGGCGAGCTGCTGCGTGCCGACGGCACGTTCAGCCTGATCGAATACGTGGCCTACCTGGCCGAGGAGGCGTCCCGTGGCGGACACGGAACCGACCCCGGACAAGATTAACCCGCGGAAGCTGCGCCCGGCGGAGCTGCTACGGCTGGTCAACTCGACCGAGCGCGCCCATTCCGGGTCCGGGGGCGGGCTGAGCGAGTTCCAGCTGCGCCGCCATCGCAACCGGGCTGGCTACACGATCGGCACCGCGCGCCACATCGACCTGTTCCGCTACGCCGCGTGGCTGACGCTGGAGCAGGCGAAGCCGCGGAACCAGCGGGAGCCGCTCGATTACGAGCAGCAGAAGGCGCGGCAGGCGGAGCGGAACGCGGAGGCGGTGCGCTCGGCGCAGGACATCGGTCCGATCCCCGCCGTCGTCGATCCCGATCGCAAGGCGCGGTGCGAGCGGTCGTTCCGCGGGTTCTGCGAGACGTACTTCCCGGAGGTGTTCTATCTGCCCTGGTCGGACGACCACCTGCGGGTGATCGAGAAGATCGAGAAGGCGGTGCGCACCGGCGGGCTGTTCGCCATGGCGATGCCGCGCGGAAGCGGGAAGGCGCTGGCGCTGGACACGCCGCTGGCGACGCCGACCGGCTGGACCACGATGGGCGCGGTGCAGGTCGGCGACTGGCTGTTCGATGAGCGGGGCCGGATGTGCCGGGTCACCCATGCCACGCCGGTCATGCACGAGAGGCCCTGCTACCGCGTCCACTTCAGCGACGGTGAGCGGATCGTCTGTGATGCCGACCACCTCTGGACGGTCCACGACCGCTACAGCCGACGGAACCCGCTGACGCTCTCGACGCAGCAGATGGTCGACCGGGTCGATCTGCCGAGCCGACGGCGGACGGAGAAGCGCTACCGCATCCCGCTCACCCAACCACTGCAGATCCCATCGGCGAACCTGCCCATCGCGCCCTACGCCCTCGGCGTCTGGCTGGGCGACGGGACCTGCCGCAGCGCGACGGTCACACTGGCCGATTGGGACTATCAGCCGATCGCGGACCAGGTGCGCTGGTCAGGTGAACTGCTGACCTGGCGTTCGGCCGAGCCGGCGGAGCACACGCAGACGGCGGTGATGACCCGGACCGGCCGCGGGTCCACCTCGTTCCAAGGCCGACTGCGGCGGCTGGGTCTGCTGCGGAACAAGCATATCCCCGCGATCTACCTGCGGGCCGGGCACGAACAGCGATTGGACCTGCTCGCGGGCCTGCTGGACACCGACGGCCACGTCAGCGCCACTGGTAAATGCGAGATCGTGATCAAGTCGGCGAAGCTGGCGGCCGACTTCGGCGAACTGCTCAGCTCCCTCGGCATCAAGTTCGGCCGCGGGCTCAAGCACGTCGTCCGCGACGATCGGACGTTCGGGCCGTACCACCGCTTCCACTTCACCGTGCACGACCACGTGCCGGCCTTCCGCCTGCCGCGGAAGCAGGGCCGGCTGCGGCCGATGCCGAAGACGCGACCGCTGTCGCAGTCGCGGCAGATCGTCGCGGTCGAGCCGACGGCGTCGGTGCCCGTGCGCTGCATCCAGGTCGACTCACCGTCGCAGCTCTACCTCGCCGGCCGGCGCATGGTACCCACGCACAACACCGTGCTCTGCCAGACCGCGGTGCTCTGGTCGGCGCTGATCGGGGCGACGCCGTTCGTCTGCCTGATCGCCGCGAGCGCCGAGCGGGCCCGCGACCTGCTGGAAAACATCAAGATCTGGCTGGAGACCAACCCGCTGCTCCACGCCGACTACCCGGAGGTGACGCACCCGGTCCGCTGCCTCGAGCGGATCACCAACCGGCAGAAGGGGCAGAAGCACCAGGGCGAGCCGACCCGGATCGACTGGGCCTCGGACCGGATCGTGCTGCCGACCATCGCCGGCTCGAAGGCCTCCGGCGTGGTGATCTCCAGCTCGGGCATGAAGGGCAGCGACATCCGCGGGCAGAACTACGCCCGGGCCGACGGGCAGGTCGTGCGCCCGCAGCTGGTGCTGGTCGACGATCCGCAGACGACCGAATCGGCGTGGTCGCCGTCGCAGTCGCAGCGTCGCGAGGCGATCCTCGCCGGCGACGTGCTCGGCATGGCCGGCCCGGGCAAGAAGATCGCCGGGCTGATGGCCTGCACCGTGATCCGGCCCGCCGACATGGCGGACAACCTGCTCGATCGCGAGAAGCATCCCGAGTGGCAGGGCGAGCGGACGAAGATGGTCTACGCCTTCCCCGCCCCCGGAAGTGAGAAGCTGTGGGCGAAGTATGCCGAACTCCGCGCCGACTCGTTCCGCAACGACGGCGACGGGTCGGAGGCGACCGCGTTCTACCGCGCCCATCGCAAGCGGATGGACGCCGGTGCCGTCGTCGCCTGGCCGCAGCGGTTCAACGCCGACGAGCTGTCGGCCGTGCAGCACGCGATGAACCTGCGCTTCCGCGACGAGGCCGCGTTCTTCGCCGAATACCAGAACGAGCCGATCGTCGAAGCGATCGGCGACGAGATGCTCACCGCCGAGCAGATCGCCGCGAAGCTCAATGGCTACCCCCGGAATCAGATCCCGATCGGCTGCAACCACCTGACGATGTTCATCGACGTGCAGCAGCGGCTGCTGTACTGGCTGCTGGCGGCGTGGGAGGACAACTTCACCGGCTACGTCGTCGACTACGGCGCGTGGCCCGAGCAGAAGCGGCCCTACTTCACGCTCAAGGATGTGACCGCGACGCTCGGCCGCGCCATCCCGGGTGCCGGGATGGAAGGTCAGATCTACGGCGGGCTCGAGAAACTGACCGAGCAGAGGCTCGGGCAGGTGTATCGCCGCGAGGACGGGGCCGAACTGCGGGTCGACCGCTGCCTGGTCGACGCCAACTGGGGCCAGTCGACGGACGTGGTGTATCAGTTCTGCCGGCAGAGCCCGCACGCCGGGATCCTGCTGCCGAGCCACGGCAAATACGTCGGCGCGTCCAGCGTGCCGTTCAGCGAGTACAAGCGCAAGCGCGGCGACCGCGTCGGCCTGCACTGGCGGATCCCGAGCACGGTCGGCCGCCGGCAGGTGCGCCACGCCCTGGTGGACACCAACTACTGGAAGACATTCGTGCACGCTCGCCTGGCGGTGGCCATGGGTGATCCGGGCAGCCTGTCGCTGTTCGGCCGCGATGAAAAAGTCCACCGGCTGCTCGCCGACCACCTGACGGCGGAGTATCGGGTGAAGACGACGGCCCGGGATCGGACGATCGATGAGTGGAAGCTGCGGGCGACGCGGCCGGACAACCACTGGCTGGACTGCCTGGTCGGTTGCGCGATGGCGGCGAGTATCCAGGGCGCGGTGCTGCCGGGTGTGGCCGGCGCGTCGCCGCAGTCACGGCCTCGTCTCAGGCTGTCACAACTGCAGCAGGAGCGACGAGCATGAAAACAGCCGCACCTACCCGACCGCCATCGACACCGCATGTGGGGCTGGTCTGTCGCCACTGCGGCTGCCGGCACTTTCAGACCGTCTACACGCGGCCTCGGAACGACGGGATCGTGCGTCGCAAACGCTGCCGCAACTGCGGCGCCGCGATCACGACGCGCGAGAAAATCGCCTGAGATACCAGATCTGGTACGAAGTGCGGACTTCGCGTGTCAGCGCGATGAGTTTCGTGGCCCTTCTGCAAATAACTCTGTGTAGGCCGAAGATCCCCTCGCCACGGAGCAGCAGGACCAGTGACCGACGAGCTCGACAACAGCATCAAGACCAACGCCGAGGGCCCGGCGAAGGCCAGCGGCGACTCCGGCAGCGTCGAGCAGCACAAGCTGTCCGAGCAGATCGCCGCCGACAAACACCTCGAGTCGAAGAAGGCGAGCCGGGCCAAGGGCCTCGGCATCAAGCTCGTCAAGCTCGCGCCGGGAAGCGGGCCGGGGGGGACCGCCTGATGCCGTGGCCGTTCCGCCCCCGGAACCGGAAAGCTTCACGGTCTCTCCCGGCATCGGCGGGCAAGCTGCCGATCGTCCGCGCCCGCTACGACGCCGCGCAGACCACGGCGGAGAACGTCAAGCACTGGTCGATGGCCGACTCGCTCTCGGCCGACAGCGCCGCCTCGGCCGACGTGCGCAAGAAGCTGCGTGAGCGGGCGCGGTACGAGGTGGCGAACAACAGCTACGCCAAGGGCATCGTGCTGACCATCGCCAACGACTGCGTCGGCACCGGCCCGCGACTGCAGCTGCTGACCGAGGATGCGGAGACGAACCGGCGGGTGGAGGCGGCCTTCGCCGAGTGGTCGAAGGCGATCGACCTCGCCGAGAAGCTGCGGACGATGCGGATGGCCAAGAGCACGGACGGCGAAGCGTTCGCCGTGCTGGCCGCCGACCTGGCGCTCGACGCGCCGGTGCAACTGGACCTGCGGCTGATCGAGGCCGACCGGGTCACGTCGCCGGGTCTGATCAGCCTGCCCGCACCGAACGAGGTCGACGGCATTCAACTCGACCCGTTCGGCAAGCCACAGGCGTACACGATCCTGCGGCAGCACCCGGGCGACCCCGGAAGCCTGACCGCCTGGCACAACGACTACGACGTGGTGCCGGCCGAGTCGGTGATCCACTGGTTCCGGGCCGACCGGCCCGCTCAGCACCGCGGCGTGCCGGAGATCACGCCCGCCTTACCGCTGTTCGCGCAGCTGCGGCGGTACACGCTGGCGGTGATCGCGGCGGCGGAGACGGCGGCGGACTTCGCCGCGGTGCTGTTCACCGACGCGCCCGCCAACGGCGAGGCGCAGGCGCTGGAGCCGATGGACATCGTCCAGCTGGAGCAGCGCATGGCCACGGTGCTCCCCGACGGCTGGCGGCTGGGCCAGATCGAAGCGCAGCAGCCGGCGACCGGGTATGCGGAGTTCAAGCGTGAGATCCTCAACGAGATCGCGCGCTGCCTGAACCTGCCTTACAACATCGCCGCCTGCAACTCCTCGGGCTACAACTACGCCTCGGGACGCCTCGACCACCAGACCTATTACAAATCGATCCGCGTGGAGCAGGCGCATCTCGCCGAGACGGTGCTCGACCGCATCTTCGCCGCCTGGATCGATGAGGCGGTCTATCTGCCCGAGTTCGCGCATCTGCGCTCCCTCTGGCGCAGTGCCGGGTTCCGGGGGCAGTGGTTCTTCGATGGGACGGAGCACGTGGACCCGGCGAAGGAGGCCAACGCCCAGGCGACGCGATTGAGCAGCAACACCACGACGCTCGCCGCTGAATACGCCCGTCAGGGCAAGGACTGGGAGACGGAGTTGCGCCAGCGGGCGAAAGAGCGGGCGTTGATGATCGAACTCGGGCTGACGGAGCAGCCCGTGGTCACGGAAGACACCCCCGACACCCCGGACGAAACCGACGAAGACGAGGAGACCGGCACGGATGCCCCCGGAAGCACCCCCGGAAGAAACCCCCGAAACGACCCCTCCGCAGACCAACGCCGCGACGCCGCCTGACTACCTGACCTTCCGCTGCCCGCTGACCGTGGAAGCCGCGGGTGAGTCCGCGAGGCAGATGCCGCGGTTCAGCATGGTCGCCTACACCGGCGGCACCATGCGGATCAGCGGCTTCCCGCACCCCGTGGTGGTCGACCTCGAGGGCCTCGCGATCGACCGGCAGGACATCCCCGTCCGGCTCGACCACAACCCGCGCCAGGGCTGACTCATCCCCAGTTTTTTCAAGTTTTGGGCGGGAAGCGCGCGATAGAAGCACCGGAGCCTGACTTGGGTTCAGGCTCCGGCGCATGCATGTGT